AGGTAGCCTTTCGTTTCTTCAAGTGTGACGATCATTGTCCAACCTCCGAATAAGGGACCCCGGAAAAGCCCGGAGTCCCTCAGATTATCAGTCCCCGGACTCCTCTTCGGGTTCAGGGTCAGCCGCCATCAGGCCGGCGGTCTTGAGCTTGGTGAGCAGAGCATTGAAGTCTGTGACAAGCCCTGCAATCGTAGTGGCGGTAGTGGCCGCCTGATTTGCTGCAGGGGTGAAGGAATTACCCTCCACCTCGCAGCCGTCCTCAAAGATGACCTTGCCGCCGAAATGGGTGACATCTCCGCCCTGCTCGGTGTAGTTCTTAGTGTTATAGCTCATGGCTTACCTCCCGGCTCACGCCTTCATCTGGAGACACTGAATAGCCTCGGGGAGGATGAGCTTGCCGTCAACACGCTGAGAGCCTCTGAAGCCGACATGACCGGTAGCGGCAAAAAGCTCGTCGAGGCGCTTGAAGGAGCGACCCTGACGGTCGGCGATCCAGTAGTAACCGAAGTCACCGAAAGCAATGACCTTGGCACCGCTGTCGATCTCGGGCATATAACGGGACACCTTCACGGGGCAGCCGAGAATGGTGTCGGGAGTACCGGCAACCAGAGAGGGCTGCCAAAGGTACTGTCCGTTGCCGTCCTTGAGCTTGCGGATGTACTGAACAGTGGAATCGTTCATAAGCCATACGGCCTTTTTGCGGTAAGGCACACCGAGGCTGTGGTAGAGATCCACGATCTCATCGCAGGTAATCTTGTCCGCCGCCGCAGTTGTCTTGCCGACCTGAGCGCCACCGGTAGCGGCGAGGATGCCCAGAGGCTTTCCGGTGCCGTTGCCGGTAATAAAGGCTTCTTCCTCCGCATTGCCGATACGGCGGCCGAATTCTTCCACGATGTAATTTTCCATTTCAAAGGCACTGTCATTGAGCAGCTCCTCGGAGATCTTGATCATCGTGCCGAGCTTATGAGCACCGAGGTTGATCTGGGAGAAGACCTCGTCGCTCTCCTGATAGGAGCCGCCCTCTGCGACCCAGGATGCCGAACCGTGGGATGCCACGAGAGGAATGAGATGGTCACCGGAATCGGTGGTAATCCTATGTGCCAGGGTACGGAAGATGTTGTTTTCCTGCAGAGCCTGAACAAGGGTATGCTCAAGCTCATCGGGGACGAGGTATCCGCCCTCAGAGTCGGTGCCTTCGGTAAGCGCGTTCTTGATCTCAGTCGAAGGGTTTTTGGAACGCATGACATTCCAGAAGTTTTTCTTGTAGGCATCAGAGGCACGGCCGGTCTTTTCATCCTTCTTCTGAGCTTCGGGCTTTTCGGTGAGGGGCTTGCTGGTGGGCAGAGCCATAGCAGCGTCTACAGCTTCAAGACGCTCGGCACGGGCGATCTCTCTGCCGAGGTCGTTGATCTCCTGCTCCATCTTGACATAGGCGGCATCATCCTCTGCGGACAGAGTGCCGTTTTCCTTACGGTGGGTTTCGAGGAAAGCCTTAGTGCCTTCCCACAGTTTTGCGCGCTTTTCACGCAGTTCAAGTGCAGTCATGATATATTCCTCCATAAAAATTAGTATTTGAGAAGATCAAGCCGTTCCATAAGGTCGCTGACTTTACGGCCTTCCGGCTTGGGCGGTTCAGCCTTTTTTCGTGCCTGAACCTTTGCGACGATCTTGTTGACCACAGCCTGCTCCACATCTCTTGCGGAAAAGGCATAGGCTTCAACATCTGCGGGGGTGTGCTTGGAATCCGTCAGCATCTCATCGGCAAAGCCAAGCTCGATAGCTTTCTTTGCGTTCATCCATGTGGTGGAATCCATCATGTGTGAGAGCTGTGCGTGGGAAAGACCGGTTCGGATCTCATAAGCATTGATGATGCCTTCCTTGACCTCTTCCAGCATGGCGATGACCTCTTCCATATCCTTGTGGTCACCGTAGGCACCGGTCGAGGGGTTGTGGATCATCATCATTGCCGTGGGAGCCATCAAGACATGAGTGCCTGCCATAGCGATAACGGAGGCGGCAGACGCTGCCATGCCATCGATCTTTACGGTCACATCATCCTTGTAGTCCATGAGTGCCGTATAGATCTGACTTGCGGCATTGCAGTCGCCGCCGGGAGAGTTGATCCAAATGGTCACGGGTCCCTTGTCAGCGAACAGCTCCTCTCTGAACATTTTGGGAGAGATGTCATCATCGAACCAGGGCTCCTCGGCAATCGTGCCGTAGAACTCAAGCACTCTCTCGTGAGTGCCGTCCTCGTCCGTTTGGTTTTTCCAGTTCCAGAACTTCTTCGGATTTTTCATCGGTATCCTCCTTCCTAAAATTTGGTCTTGCGAATTCTCCGAAATATAAAAACGCCGCCTTGTCATAAGCAAGTGCAGCGTCTATCGGACTGTCATATCTTCCTAAGTGTATTTTGCGACCGTTCGGGCGTATATACGCCTCGTATTTACCCCTACCAGGATCATAATGAACGCCCTTATAGCCGGTTGTGTTATTTGACGGAGTTTTTGCGTTAAACGAATTCTGCTGATTGCTTGCCAGTCTGAGATTCATTCTTCGACAATCGGTCTTATCCCCGTTAATATGGTCGATGACGAACTCATCCGGGAAACCCATTAGTAAACGGTGTAGAGATATTCTCTTCCCGTTTTTGTCATCTGCACATACATATCCGTGCCCATTTACAAACCATCTGAATTTGCTGACCGTGTCGAAGTCAGCGGCATCAAATACAAAGGTTTTTTCATTTACATCTGTTGCGATAACATTGTCACCGATTTGACGGTATCTCAGGCACTTACCGCAGGTTGTTGCATGACCGCTTCTCAGGCAGCTTCCGCTGTACACAGCTGTGTTCCCACACTTACACCTGCATAACCACATTGCTTCCTTGTGTTGCTTTGGAGGCACTTCGGATACTACTTCCAGTTTCCCGAACGTTCTCCCTTGCATCAGGATTTTCTTGCGACCCACTTGCTTCTCCTTCATTCTCCCGCATACTTGGCACAGCGGTCAGTTTTATCATGTTGCCGTTCACCATATAGCTGTTTCCACCAAGCTCATCCGGAATGAGATCAAGGTTTTCAAGCTCTCTCACATCATTTGGGGACATAAAGCCGTTTTGAATACCGACCGAATATCCCTGCATTCTTTCGTGATAAGAACCTCTTAGAAGACCATCTACGTTGAACTTGAAGAAATAATTATTCTTCTCGGTGGCATTAAACAAAGCACGGGATAAACTCTGTTCCCAGCGGATCACCCACGGGTCGAGCGTGTATTTCACGAACTCAAGGGACTGCTGCTCAATATTTGAAAATGAGGACTTTTCCAAATCTCCCACCATGTGCGGCGGGACACGGAAAATCCTCGCTATCTCATTGATTTGAAATTTTCGTGTTTCGAGGAACTGCGCCTGTTCCGGGGAAATGGAAATGGGCGTATATTTCATGCCCTCTTCCAAAACGGCCACCTTGCCGCTGTTCTGCGATCCTCCGAACTGACTCTGCCATGCTTCACGAATTTTTGAGGGGTCTTTCAGAGTGCCGGGGTGTTCGAGGACACCGGACGGTGCTGCACCGTTTGCGAAGAACTTGGCACCGTATTCCTCCGTGGCAATCGCAAGACCGATGGCGTTCTTCGCCATTGCGATTGGGCTGTAACCGACTAAGCCGTCAAAGCCCAAGCCGGGGATGTGCAGCACATCCGAAGGCTTGAGAATGACCCTGCCGCTTTCGCCGATGGCTTCATCGTTTGACCGCTGATAACTGTAAAAAAGCTTGCCGTTTTCATCACGGTCAACGGTCATCTTATTAGGCATCAAGGGATACAAAGCTATGATCTCGCCCTTGCCGTTGCGGATGATTTGAGAAAAAGCGTTCCCCCAAAGCAATAGGTGGGTCATGAGCGTTTCACGGAAGACAAAAGAACTCATCTCCGGATTTGGCTCATCATGCAGCAATCGGTATAGCGGATGGTCAACAGCCTTCTCCTTGCCGCCGGACTCGTTGTATCGGTATAGGTGAAGCGGCAGTCCGGCTACTGCCTCTGATAGGATGCGGACACAGGAATACACCGCTGTCATCTGCATAGCGGAGCGTTCCGTGACAGCTTTGCCAGAGGAACTGCCTCCGAGGAAAAACGTATAGCCGGAACCGGCAGTTCGATTTTGAGGCTTGTCCCTGGAACGGAACAGCCCGGATAGATTGCCCATAGAAAATTCTCCTTTTTTCTTGACATTGCACCCAAATTAGTGGTAACATAGCTCTTGCCCCCAGGTGGGGGTAAATAATATGTGAGGTTTGAAAAAATGAGTGTATTGGAAATTGAAAACTTAGACGGATATCGGCTTTGCCACTTTGCCGGTAAAGACGTTCTTCGTGAGCGCCGCAAAATACTCGATTTAACCCAACAGGCAGTTGCCGATCGTGCAGGAATCAGGCTTCAGAATTATCAGAACTTTGAAATGGGTACACGGGATATCATGAATGCATCATTTCGCACAGCTTGCAAGGTCATAGAGGCGTTAGAGATGGACGTGACTGATTTCTTCCACGGTGAGTACCACATCGGTGAAGAACTGATGACTTCGGAAGAAGGACTCAGGTTCAAGAAAACAGGTAAACTGATAGATGAAGACGTTGAATAACTGAATCCTTCACCGTTTTTTATTACCATTAGTGTGTTGTCTGTGTGTTTATATTTGCATATATCCGTTCTTTTAGAACGGTTACGCTATAGACGCTCCTGTTTCAAATATGTGCTTTACCATATACTTATGAACGGAAACCGTTCTATAAGGAGGCGTCATCATGGATATGACAGCGTTGGGAAAACACATAAAAGCCGCCCGAGAGAAGAAGCATATGACACAGGAGGAGCTTGCCGCCGCTGTTGACTATAGCGTTGATCACATGAGCGTAGTCGAACGTGGCGTAAAGCCGCCGAGACTTGAAAAGCTGATCCTTATCGCTAATGTTCTGGAAGTGAGTACGGACTATCTGCTTCAGGACTACCTAAATTCATCTATCCAGCTTCAGGCTTCGGACATTTCCGAAAAGATAAAAAGCCTGCCGCCCGATAAACAGCGCAAAGCGTTGAGAGTTCTTGATACTCTGATTTCCGAATTGAAAACCGAATAATCGAGGGAGTTCGCAATTTATATTGCGACTCTCTTTTTCTTCGCCTTTCTTCGACAAAAAGCTACACGGGAGGCGTGGTATAGTCGTTCTATAAGAACGGAAACAGTTCTAATAAACACACAAGGAGAACGATTATGAAAAGAACACGCATATCCGCTGAAGAAGCATTGCAGACGGTAGCGATCCGAAACGGCACGACTGTTGAGAAAGTACGAAAAGAAATAAAACTTGCCATGCTTGCCGGTCTGTGCAATGCAGACCCTGCTGTACAGGCAAAGTGGAAAGAGATACCCTGCGCCGGTGACGTGCCGACTCCGGAGGAACTAATTACCTATGCTGCGGAAAAGGTTAAAGGGCTATATGAACAATAGTCCCCTTGAATCGTACACGCTCTCCTCGGTGTCATTGCCGCAGCGGATCGCTCTGTCGAGAGCCATGACCGTTGCAACGGCACCGTCAATTTTCTCCGTGGACTTTTCCTTGTCCATCTTTATATTGCCTGCCGGGTCGGTTTTGGCGCAGACGTTATCAAGCATCCAGCGGAGAACGGGATGACCGCCGTGGGCGATCCTCTGCTCAAGGGTGAGCTTCATCAGCTCTTTGGTGGGCGGGGACATATCTTTGAAGCCCTGACCGAAGGGGATGACGGTGAAGCCCATGTTCTCAAGGTTCTGCACCATCTGTATCGCACCCCAACGGTCGAATGCGATCTCCCGGATAATGAACCGCTCACCGAGCTTTTCGATGAACTTCTCGATGTATCCGTAGTGAACGACATTGCCTTCGGTGGTTTCGAGGTAACCTTGCCGCTGCCATAGGTCATAAGGCACATGGTCGCGCCGGACACGAAGCTCAAGGTTATCCTCCGGTATCCAAAAGTACGGGAGGATAATGTATTTATCGTCCTCATCGAGCGGTGGGAAAACCAACACAAAGGCCGTAATATCCGTGGTGGAGGACAAGTCCAGTCCGCCGTAGCAAACACGCCCTTCGAGTTCCTCCTCGTTTACGGCAAAGGCGCATTTGTCCCACAGATGCATCGGCATCCATCGGACGGCTTGTTTGACCCATTGGTTTAGTCTCAACTGCCGGAAAGCGTTCTCTTCGGCGGGGTTCTGTTTTGCCTGGTCACAAGCCGCCTGCACCTTGTCGATGCCGACCGTGATGCCGAGAGAGGGGTTCGCTTTCTTCCAAGTCTTCGGGTCAGTCCAGTCATCGGACTCGTCAGCACCGTAGATTACAGGATAGAAGGTCGGGTCGAACTTTCTGCCTTCCAGAATATCCTTTGCTTTCTGATGCACCTCGTAGCAGATGGAGTTGGTATTGTCCCCGGCGGTCGTAATAAGAAAATACAGCGGCTGCATTCTCGCATCACCGCTGCCTTTCAGCATGACGTCATACAGTTTCCTGTTGGGCTGGGTATGGAGTTCGTCAAAAATGACCCCGTGAGTATTAAAGCCGTGTTTATTTGCCACATCCGCCGACAGAGCTTTGTACTTGCTCCCCGTGGGGATGTACTCCATTTCCTTCTGCGAAGCCTTGATGTTCATCTTGTTTGCCAGCACCGGACACCGCTTGACCATAGCGAGGGCAACGTCAAAGACGATCTGCGCCTGGTTTCGGTCGGCAGCACAGCCGTACACCTCCGCTCCCGGCTCGAAGTCCGCACAGAGGAGGTACAGCGCAACGGCGGCGGCAAGTTCGGACTTGCCCTGCTTCTTGGGGATTTCGATATAGGCCGTATTAAATTGTCTGTAGCCGTTGGGCTTCAGAACACCGAAGATGTCGCGGATGATCTGTTCCTGCCAGTCGATCAGCTCAAAGGGCTGACCGTCCCACGTGCCTTTGGTGTGACAGCAGAACTTCTCGATGAAGCAGACCGCATGATTGGCGGCATCCTTGTCATAGAGACTGTCCTCCGCCATGAAGCGGGTCGGCTTATAATGTTTCAGTTTTCGTATCATAGGCAT